TCGAGGCGACGGTTGCCATTAAATGGCCCGGAACCGAAGCCGAGGCCCGCGCGGCCATGATTCGGCTGTTCCGCCAAGGGTTTGAAGTCGTGGCGACTAAGGGCGAAGAACGTATTCCCGTTACAATTTACGCCCCAGACGGGGCAGAGATCGCAACTTCCAGAGACGTGAACTAACCCCGCCCCACGGGGCGATAACCGGAGGAAATGACGATGGAAACGGAAACCATTGACCGACTGTTTCTTGAACTTTCGCAATTCGCGAAGGCACAGACGGCACGAGAATTGGAACTAGCGGCAGAGGTCGGCAGTTTGGCAAACTCCCTGAACAACGTGCAGAAATACTGCCCTCATCACGTTCAAGATGACATCCGGGAACGGTTCAAGGCTGCCGACCAAATTCTAGCCAAACGTCGCTGATGCCCGGACGACTTCCCCGGCATGTTCCGGGGATATTGTCCGCGATTCGCGGGAACCACTGAGGGGATACCGATGACCGCTACCGAAACCGAACGATCACCGAACATCGAACACGCCGGCAGGCCGATTGCCTTCCCGCACGTTCGCACGTTCGGCGAGTTGTTCACGGAACACAAGCCTTACGACAAAAACATGAAAAGTGTAATGTCATGGCCATCCTGGGAGGCTGGCACGTGGTCCGATCCGAAACGCTCAGCGGTTACGCATCTCTCAACGTACCTTCGCGTCAACGATCGCCGGTCCGATGAAGCACCGTTCCGAGCGTTCAGCGTCAAGCCGTCGATTGAGGTTATCGAATGGATCGGGGCTAATACGCTTCATGTTCCATACGACACGAAAACATTTGAAATCGTCGTATGGGATGACGGGCAGGCACTTGTCGTCTGCGCGGCTGGCCAGATCATTGCAAACTATTATCTGGCAATCATCGACGCGGCGACGATTCCGGCTGCCATCGTTGAACCTGATCCGCCCAAGTCAGAGCCGAGAACAACCAGCGAGGTAAAAGGAGAGAAGATGGCCGCCGAGCGGTCGCGCTATATGGATGGCGAGATTTCGCACGATGAATACTACCTATGGCTCTCTGATTGGATCGGACTTCCGGATTCTCTGATCCCGGCCACGATTGACGAAATCAGGGCCAGTAATGACGAGCATTTCAACGATATCCGATTGCAGCGATGGGATGCGATGGACAAGAGCGTTAGGGCTTACGCAGGCGGTTTGTACTGGTCGCTGTCCGATACGGTCTGCTGCCTGAAAGCGATGGCCCGACGTCGTCGCGATCGCGTTTCTTAACCACCCCGCCACAATCCAACCCCGCGCCCGCTCCGGCGGGCGTTAACCGAGGAACTCACCATGAAACTCGCCGAAGCCGTGAAGCTGATCCGGGGGAATATCAAGCCTCGACAAGGGTCGCAGCTATCGCTTCACATCGAACTGGAGCCGGACGGAACCCACGCGGCGGAATGGGTATTTTTCGACGGGCTGCGCAATTGGTTCGCGAAGTCTCTGGCCGAAGTTGTTTCGGCGGCCATCCAGGAATCCGCCGCGCCGACGGACGACCTTGACGCCATCGACGCGATTATTCACACTCCGGAATCCGGCGAACCCGTCGGATAACCACCGTCAAAGGGAAGGAATCTATGCTCATCCTCTCACGGAAGTACAGCGAACGGATCATCATCGACGCGCCGGACGGAAGCCGGATCGCGATCATGGTGACGCACATCGACCGGGGCAAGATCAGGCTCGGCCTGACCGCCCCCAAGAACTACGCGATCTGTCGCGAAGAACTCCACCCCGATTACCAGAAAGGGAACGACGATGGACTACGACGTTTGGAAGGCACACAACCCGCTTGACGATCTCGACGATGACGACGACGAACCAGACCCCGACCTGGCCCGCGATCGATACCGCGACCGGGAATCCATCTTCGATCTGGATGACGCACCATGCGACGAATAATCCTCGCCCTGTTGGCGCCGGTCATCGACTGGGCCACCAAAGACAAGATGCTTCACCGCGCCATCTGGCGGGACCACACCGGGGCCGCGGAAGTATTCTTCTGCCCCTGCGGCCTGCAATGCGTCAAACACTTCGACCTTGACGAGGCGAAGACCAACTATGAGCGGATGCGCAGCGCCGCTTATGACCACGCTGAAGGATGTCCGGCACTGGGACCGGGTGACTATCAGACGTACTAACCGGCCGAAAGGCCACAACCGGAGAATGGCAACGTGACACCGCAAACGACCGAGACGCACATCATCGCGTATGAGCCGAACGATGCAGCACTGGCCAAACTCAAGAGCGAAGTCGCTCACATCCTTGCCGATCCCAAGGCCGCACTGGCGACGAAGAAGGGCTACGAGGACGCTAAGACCGCTCTGGCAATGACTCGCTCAATGCGTGGAATCCTCGAAAAGAAGCGGGTCGAACTCAAGGCCGATGCGCTTGAGTATGGCCGCAAGGTTGACAGCAAGGCAAAAGAAGTCCTTGCAAAGATCATGGAAATCGAAGGTCCGATCAAGACCGCGAAGGATGAAATCGACGCAGCCGAAGAAGCGAAGAAGCAAGCCGCGATTGCTGCGGAGAAGGCGAAGATCGAAGCGGAAGAAAAGGCCAAGCGGGACGCCGAGGAAGCCCGCTTGAAGGCGATCCGCGACGAAGAAGAAAAGCGGCTGAAGGAAGAACGGGAAGCCATCGAAGCCGAACGCAAGAAGATGGCCGAAGAGAAAGCGGCCGAAGATGCTCGACGCAAGGCCGAAGACGATGCACGCCGGGCCGAGCAAGCCAGGATCGACGCCGAGGCCAAAGCCGAACGGGACCGCATTGCCGCCGAACAGAAAGCGGAAGCTGATCGACTTGCGGCCGAGCGGAAGAAGATCGAAGACGAACAGGCCCGACTTCTCAAGGCCGAAGCGGATCGTCTCGCCAAAGAGAAGGCCGCGAAGGAAGCCGAAGAACGGACCGAGTTCGAGCGGAAGGCACGGGAGAAAGCCGAAGCCGATGCGAAGGCTAAAGCCGAGGCCGACCGGATCGCAGCAGAGAAGGCCAAAGCCGAGAAAGAAGCAGCCGATAAAGCGGAAGCGGCACGACTTGAAGCGGCCAAGCCAGACCAGAAACGCATTCAGCTCTACGGCGAAGCCATTACCGAATTCATCAACAACTGCCCCGAAGTGAAGGGCAGGGAAGCGAGCGATTTCCTTGCCATCATCCGGGACGAACTATCCGCCATCGCAACCAAGTGCGTGAACTACACCACGCCGAAGAAAGGCAAGCCCAATGGAAAGTAAAGAACTGGCTCCGCTCACAACGGACCCGATGACAATGCTGGCCCGGATGATCGAGCAAGGCGTCAACCCGGATGCCCTGTCCAAAATGATGGACTTGGCCGATCGCTGGCAGGCAGCAGAAGCGAAGAAACTCCACACCGCCGCGGTGCTGGCGTTCAAACAGGAATGCCCGACGATCATCAAACGCAACCCGGTTCGCGGCAAGGACAAGCTGGACGCGAACGGGGCGAAGATCCCGAAGTCGGGCGACATTCACTACCACTTCGCCAGCTACGACGACATCAAGGAAGTGACCGTGCCGCTCGAAAAGAAGCACGGCATCACGACCAGCTTTGACTTTGAAGTGACCGCAGCCGGCAACCTCGTCGGCAAACTCCTGATTACGGTTGGGAGCCACACCGAGACGCGGACCTTCGGGGTTCCGGTTCCGAAGGGATTGAACACGAACTCCGCCCAGGACTTCGGCGGGGCGATGACGTACCTCCGTCGCTACCTGTACTGTGCCGCGTTCGACCTCGTCATCTCCGGCGAAGACAAAGACGGGGCCGGTCTGTCCGAGAAGGTCACGCCGGACCAGATCGGCGAATTGAACGACCTGATGACCGCGTGCGAGAAGGCCGGCAAGGCGATCAACTTCGAAAAGTTCAAGGCGTGGCTCGAAGTGGAAAACCTCGACGAACTCACGCCGGCCGGATTCGAGAAGGCCATGATCGAGTTGAAGCGGAAGGCGGGTGCGAAGTGAAATTCCACGACGTTCAACAAACTTCCGAGGAATGGATTCGACTTCGGCTTGGCATTCCCACGGCCAGCAACTTTGACCAGATCATGACGCCGGCCAAGATGCAGTTATCGAAGTCGGCCGACAAACTCATTGCCCGCCTGATTGGTGAAAAACTCTCGCCGTTCCTTCCGGATCGGGCCGAGAGTTACGCCAGCCGGGCCATGCAATGGGGCCAAGAGACCGAGGCCGAGGCCCGCCGATTCTACGAGATGGAAAAGAACTGCACGGTAACGAACGGCGGATTCTGTACGACCGATGACGAAAAACTTGGTTGCTCTCCGGATGGCCTGATCGGCGACGACGGTTGCATTGAAATCAAATGCCCGGAGCCAGGCACGCACGTCGGCTATCTGCTGGCGGGGACGCTGCCGGACGAATACAAGCCCCAGGTTCATGGACATCTGATCGTCACGAACCGGAAGTATTGCGACTTCCTGTCGTACGCGATCGGACTGCCGCCACTGCTCGTGCGGGTGGAACCGGACCTCTACACCGTCCAACTGGCCGACGTGATCTACAAGCAGTTCCTGCCCCGGTATGAGGAACTTCTGGCGAAGGTGAAGCCGAAGTCGTAGTCTGATTTCAGACGCCGCTACGTCACAAACTTCAACAAGCCTCACTCCCGGATCGGCTCGCATCTGCGTAGCGGCGAAGCAGCCGATCCGGGTAGTGGGGAACCGAGACAAACATGGCCCGCGAGATGCGACCCAAAGTCGATCCGAAATTCCGTGACTTCTTGCCGCCGAAAGGCGACGAGGAACGCACATTACTCCGAAAGTCCATCATTGAAGACGGGATTCGCGATCCAATCGTCATCACCGAAGATGGACGGATTGTCGATGGCCACGGCCGCTGGGAGATTGCCCAAGAGTTGAAACTGAAGGTCAAAACATTCGTCAAGGAATTCAAAGACGACGACGCGGCCCTCGACTGGATGGTATCGAACCAATTGGCGAGAAGAAACCTGACAAGCGAAGAGAGGTCGTACTTCCGCGGCAAGAAATATCTCACGATGAAGCAGGCGGAGCCGTTCAAAACTGCTACGGTGGGACACAGTGTCCCACCTGGCGATCGGGCATCGGAATTGATCGCAGAATCTCAAGGCGTTTCCGAGCGGACCGTGCGGCGCGACGCGAAGTTTGCACAAGGCGTCGATACGCTTCCGGCCAAACAAAAGACCGAAGTCCTCGCGGGGAAATCCGACCTGACCAAAAAAGAGATCATCGCCAAAGCGCCGATCAAATGCGACAAATGCACGCGGCTGAACATGACCGTCAAGGACTGCCCGCAATGCAAGGCCGAAACCGAGTCCTACAAGAAAAAGAAGTTCGATAAAAAGCCGGCCAAGATGAAGGCGGGGTCAATGAAATTCGACTGGTCCGCGTTCCGGACTGATTTCGGCCGGGTGGCCAGGGCAGGTGATCTGATCGCCAAAGGCTATGAGGAGAAGAAAGGTCCGGGCACGGATCATCAGAAGGCGTACGACCTGTTGAACGCCTATTACACGCACATGTCCGCGTGGGAGAAGCGACTGACGAGGGCTGGATAATGCCGCTCTGGCCACACCAAGAGAAAGGTATTGCCGAGGTTCACGCCGCCATCTCATCAGGCAAGCGGAAGATCGTGCTCACATCGCCGACAGGTGGTGGGAAATCGCGGATGATTGGCACGCTGTTGGCCGATTACGTTCGGCAAGACCGCAAGGCGATCCTCTACACGAACAAGAAGATGCTCACGACGCAGAATGCTGACGTGCTGGCGGAAATGGGCTTGACCTACGGTTTTCGTGCCGATGGGCATGAGACGGACTTCCGGCAACTGCTCCAGATTGCCTCCATGCAGACCGAGCACTCGCGGGTTTCGCGGGCCAAGGTCCGGGTTCTGCACGACGCGGAACTGGTGATCGTCGAGGAAGCGCACGTCCAGATGGGACCGACCGTCCGGGCGATCCTCCAACAGCACCACGACAAGGGAGCGGCGATTGTCGGAATCACTGCTACCCCGCTTGACATGGGCGAGTTCTACGAGACGTTGATCGTCTCGGGCACCAACTCGGAACTTCGGGCGTGCGGCGCACTGGTTCCGGCAATCCATTACGGGGCCGACGAGCCAGATCTGAAGGCGATGAATATCAAGGAGACCGAGGGTAACAATCTCAGCGAGAAGCAGCAGAAAAAAGCGATCATGACAAAAACCATCTTCGCCCGCGTGGGCGAGTGGTTTGAAAAGCTGAACCCTGAGCACAAGCCGACGGTTCTGTTCGGCCCAGGCGTTGAAGAGTCGCTTTGGTTCGCCGAACGGTTCCGCGAGAAGTTCGGGTTCGGGACTGCCCATATCGACGGGGCGGACGTGTGGATCAACGGGAAGTTTTACAAGGCCGACGATGAGGCTAGGAAAGCCGTCGCCCAAGGGAGCGAAAGCGGAGAAATTGTTCTGGTCGCGAACCGTTACGTTCTCCGCGAAGGTGTCAACTGGCCGTGGGTACGCCACGGGATTCTGGCCTACGTGGTCGGATCGCTGCAAACGTACCTTCAGATCGGCGGCCGATTCCTTCGGTCCTACCCAGGTAAAGATAGCTGCACGATCCAGGATCACGGCGGGGCATGGTGGAAGTTCGGCAGTCTCAATGCGGATCGTGACTGGGACATCAGGTACACAAACGCGATGGTCTGTGCTCTGCGAGCCGACCGGATGAGGAAGAAGAAAGAACACGAACCTTGGCGGTGCCCGTGCGGGCGGATCATGGTTGGCGGCAAAGCGTGTGAATGTGGCCGCGTGATTCCACCGAAGAAGTCGCGCCCGGTCGTGATGGAAGACGGCTCTCTCCGGGAAATGACCGGCGACATCTTCAAGCCAAGACGGATTTACAAGCAGCCAGACGGACGTGCTAAGTGGGAACGGATGTGGCATCGTTCTAGGACCGAGAAAGGTAGTCGCAACTTCCGCGCGGCGATGGCTCTGTTTGCCAAGGAAAACAACTTCGGCTGGCCGGACCCGACGTGGCCATTCATGCCGAAGAACGAGATGGACACGTTTTTACTGTGTTCAGAAGTGCCGAGAGATCGGCTTTACTAACCCGAGGTGATGATATGGCGAAGAAGATTCTGAAGGGCGGCGAGAAGTTGCCCGGTGGACAAGAGCACCTGCCCGACATGGAACCGATGCCGAAGAACGAGAAGATTCACCGACTGGCCAGGCGGACGAAAGCGGCTGTCAAAGAATGCTCGAAAGCCAAGGCCGCATGGCAAGACCTGAAGGAACAAACCATCGAAGCCATGCGGACGGAAGGACTGACTCATTACGAATACGGCGACGTGAAAGTCGATCTCGACACCAAGCGTCAACTCAAGATCAAGATCGCCAACGAGGAAGAGGACGAGTAATGCGAGAACCCCTGCCACGGATGGTCCGGGTTAATGGATCGCGTAAATGCCCGGCCTGCAAAAAGGGCGACTGGTGCCTGATTTCCCCGGACGGGAAATCCTGCATCTGCACCCGAGTCGAGTCTCGGAAGCGGTGCGGAGAGGCCGGATGGCTGCACCGTCTGGAAGAACCGCTACCCGCCTTCGAGCCTCCACAGGTCCAGAAACGCGTATACGTCGATTGGGCGGGTGATGCCGCGATCTACGCCCGGAACGTGCCCAAGGGCCAGATTGCCCGTCTGGAGGCGAATCTGGGGCTTCCGGCGGGTGGATTGGCCTGTATTGGCCTCTTGGGATGGCGAATTGACCCGGACGGGACGCCCTGTTACACGTTTCCGGAGCGAAATGGCCGAGAAGCGATCATCGGATTGAACCGGAGATATTCGATCGTGACTGGGAAAC